GCCAAACGAGCCCGCTCCAAAAAGTGTTGGGGAAAGAAAAGGAAAACCAAAGGTAGCGGCGATAAGGGGAAGGGCAATCGGTGCAATTTTCTTGGCAACCTTGACGACCTTCTTGACGACCTTTTTAACCGCCCTGAATATTTTCTTGAAAAAGAATTCCGGAAGCCCGGTAACCGGGTTAATGCTGTTTAACTCATCCCCGACAACAAATTCTTTCGGGTCAAGGCCCATGTCCCGCATCTGCTTGTAAAGAAGCCCTTTTACCTTGGGGTTGGCATTCAGAACTTCCAAGGGAATAACCGTCTCCCCTTGGGCCGCGTGAACTATATATACGTCGCCATTCCTGCCATATTCCGCCAGTTTCTGGGCCTGATCCTGCATGGAAGCCAGTCCCACAGGGGCCAGTATGTAATCAGGAGACGAATCCCGAAAAGATCCAAGACCCGTATCTAGGGTTTCATGTGTCATTTGTTGCATCTCAGCAGCTCCAAAACGCCCAAGAAGGGCCTTTATCCTTGTTCTTTCCTTGAAGCGTGGTGCGTGAGCCGTGAACCACGGGTGCGCCGGTCTTATCCGGCGTTATTTTAAATATACTATGCTATACTTGCATTCAACAAAAGGTTTCCTTTAAGAAATCTCAATATAGCTGCCGACAACATGCAGCCGGTTGGCATTAGCCGCCGTTACTTTTAATATCTCGGACTCCTGAACAACAAGAGGCTGGGATAAAAGTTCCACGGTTCCGTTGGCTGTTGTTGCCTTTACATTATACAAAACAAATACGGAAGAACTTGTATCTGTCAAGGTAAGCGTGATCGTCGAGGTATTTCCGCTGTCGTCCGCGACGAGAATAGAACGAAAAATAGCTGTTTTGGCCGTAGGGGCTGTATACAAGGTTGTGACGCTGGTGGAGGTAAGATCCGCTTTTGCGTTTTTATAGAAAGCCGCCATATCAATTCATAAACCAGCTTAAAGCATTGGATTCGTCTTTTCCTTCCACCTGGGAGGGAAACTCCATCTTGGACAGCGCCATTTCAATATCACGAAGGATGCGCTGAAAGATATCAGGGTCGTATTCCTCGGGGGAGTCGGGGAAACTATGGTCAAGAAGTTTTGCCATTACCTTCTCCCGTCCGGTCGGATATCCAAGCGCAAATCACCCATTGTCCATGCCACGTTCGTAGAAGAGCTTTCTATCCGCAGGACGGCCTGACGGGCGCGGCTTCTCAAGTAAGACTGCTGCGTAGTCGCCCCCACCTCACTGGTGGAGTTCGTTGTCAGGGAATCCCCGGGAAAGTTTCTTGTTTTAAGGATATAATCTACTGTCCGTGAATCCGTTGTGGTAATTTTTATGTCAGGAATAAGGCGGCTAATCGACATGAACTGCTCGCCTGCGGGATCCAGATCAAAATCGCTTGATTCAATAAAAGAGGTCATCGCGGAGCCGTCATCATTATCGCCGTCTTCATGGATAAATATACGGGGTGTCGCCGTCCCGGCCCGGGGCTTCGTATGGATGCCGTAATCTACCCATGCTGTGCGGCTCAGGGAGCCGATATCCCAGACATTTTCGCCAAAATTATATTTGACATAACGGTCAATTTCCGTGGCGTCGGAAGACACGTAAAACCACATCACCTCATTGAACATCTTGTTGGAAGCTCCAAAGAACTTCTTGGCCTGCCCAAGGTTAATATCGTCAAAAACATACCGCAAAACAGTGCAGGGAAGAGGCTGAATACGGCCTGTGTAAACGTAAAAATTCTCATTATCCATCCAGAAGACCTGATCACCAACCGTAACAGTTGTGTTAGGACCGAGAACAGAAACATTGCTGCCAATAAGGGAAAAACCAAAAGTAAAAGGAGGCCCGACAAAACGCATGGAATAAAGGGTGGCATCAGTCCAGATTAGTATTTCCTGCCGTGTTTTCTGAGCCGATATAATCTCGGAACCGGAAGACAGCCGCTGGCTGCCTGCTGTATTTGTAGCACTCGGGGTCCAGTCCACAGGATCTTCCTGATCTGACCAGCGGACCATCAGCAAATCTTGGTCGGTCTCGTTTATGGGGTTGCACCCCAGACAAATCAAATGCCTGTCGGCTCCTGAAACCATAACCTTCCGGGTTACCGTCGGTGCGCCGGAAGCGCCGCTCTGACTTGCCAGAGTAGTAGCTCTGGATGCCAGACCAAGGGTTTTGTCCCAATAGTAAGGGGTTCCGTCAAATATGTTGAAAACAAGGTCTTCCCCCCAGTTATCCTGTCCCCAGATACGAACTTCGGAAGTTGTCGTGACATCCGCAGACTGCCCCCAACCAATGAAATCATTAGCCTCTTTTACAGTTGCGTCGTCCGAGTGGGAAGCTGCCGTAGTTCCACGGGCCGCCCGTGTGACACCTGCATCTAGGGTATTACTGCTTTTTCCCGTATACTGTATTAATTCACTGTCAACAAGAATAAGACCGACAAAAGTAACCGTAGTGCCATCGGAATGGGCCGCTGCCGTTGTCCCGTCATCCCCCCGCGTCAGTTCCCCCAGAACATTACTTGAATTTGTGCCGTACCGGATTTTTTCACTGTCAATAAGAACCGTTCCCTTGGAAGGAAAACCGGAAGAATCTGCCAAGGTTATGGAAGCGTCGTTAATAACTATAGCCCCGCTGTTCGTAGAAGCTGCTGTTTCAAAATCAGAAGCTGAAGTCAGGGCAATGGAGGTAACCGAATCGTTAATCCCCCCGTCAAGCGTTGTCTGGGAGTAAGTAGTAACTACACCTCCATAAGGGCCCGCGCCCCAACCGGTTCCGTCAACCACATCTTCCAGACCGGGGCTTATCTGGTACTGGGCCAAGACCGCCGAACCGCCGCCTGCTGTCGAACCTGAAGTGGCTGAACCCCCGGTATCAACCTTGTAGCTGTTTGCATCAACAACCACGGTTATAGTCTGTTCTTGATTAAGATCAGAAGTCGTCAGGCCGTCTGTTGCTGTGGCCCCGCTGAAAGTAACATAATCACCTACCGTCGCCCCATGGCCTGCATCTGTAACTGTGATAATACCGCTGCCTGCGCTACCTGTCGTAAAAGGGTTGGCACCAAGAGTGGCGCTGCGACGAAGAGGGGTAATGTCATTATAACCTTGGCCCTCTTCTACATAAAACTTGGATGTCGTTCCAATGCCCATTAACTTGGAGCCATCCAGTGCCGCCCACGTATGGAGAGAGCGAGGTGTCCCCAGGAAGGAGCTGCTGGTTAGCCGCACCCAACCCCCCATTTTTTCCGGGTGACCTTTACGAAAGCGCACAAGGTCCGAATTAAACCATGCGTTAGCCGCTCCGTAGGACGTAGCCTCCCGGTTAATTCCAGGGTTAAAGATTATTTTTGCAAGCGGCATTTATATCTTCCATACCATTCCTGCCATAAGCAATATAACAGCACCGGCAGAACTTATTAAAATAAGCTCCAGCCGTTTGATACGTTCAATTGTCTCTTTCCAACGTTCCGCGCAAACAGCCTCGTGGGTATTAAGTTGCGCTTCCACCTCTTTTACAGTGACCATTACTAGCCAATGTACGCTTTTCCTGCAGTGACCGCATCTGTATAGGTCTTCTTGCTGCGCTTGTCATCTGTTGCCCATTTTTTGGCAAGCTGAAGCTCAAGATGGTCTGTATTACGTTTGACCATCTCTTTGGCCCCTGCTTCCCCGCCATTCATCTGCTTGGCTTCAGTGTCGTCGGCAACGGTGTCATTAATCAGGTCAACGCTATGGCCCATAGCCGTAAAATGCTGATTGATTTCATCAGCGGTTAAAGATTCATCAGCCATTTAGTTTCTCCTTCGGCTTTTCGGTTTCATCAGAAAGGTTTTGAATCAGTAGATTTGTAAAATAATCTACAGCCCCTCCAACTTGGTCCAACTGAAATTGTGCAGCCTGACGCTTCTGTTGAAGGTCTTGTATCTGCATAATCCAGTATTTCTGCTGATCCGTTAAATCTGACGGATCATATTCGTTGCCATCAATACTGATGACGTTAGCTTCATTATCAGCCACAGCAAGTGTGCTCCTCTTTCCATTTTTTCAATTCTTCGATCTCAGCGGATAGTTCTTTTACGGCATTAACCAAAAGCCATTTAATATCACTACCATCTACACTTAAACAGCCTGTCGATTCTTGGTTAATAATTTGTGGTAGAAATCCTTGTACCTCTTGAGCAATAACTCCTAACTGAATACCTTCATCACTTATGGCTGCATGTTTAGGTAATTCATCAATTTCATCAGGTGTCCTGTATTCAAAGTTACGAACTTGAATCTGATTTATCTTCTCAAGACCTATGTTATTATCAACAATATTCTTTTTAATTCTTCGATCAGAGGTTGTTAACCAATCTGCTGAGTTATTACCAGAATAGTTTCCACCACCATTAGAACTCATAAATCCAGTATTAGCGGCCTTGGAAACGGCACCATATCCTATGGCAAGTTCTTGTGTTGCAGTAGCCCCACTTGGATCAGTATTTATCCCGATACAAATATTGTTAGCCCCTGTCGTGATAGCATCACCAGCTACATTTCCAATAGCCACATTAGAATTTCCTGTGGTCGTAGCTATTCCTGTTCCTTGGCCTACGTATACATTGCTGTCTCCAGTGGTAATAGCCTTACCAGCATCATGTCCGACACAGACACTATTGACAGGATCGGTTGCAACTAGAAGAGCATTCGTACCTATAGCTACACTTTGTGCTCCCGTTGTCAGTCCTCCTCCAGCACTGGTGCCTATACAAGTATTATTAGCCCCTGTCGTAACGGCATCACCAGAATAAGTACCTACATGTGTGTTGTTAGAAGCTGTTGTTAATCCTGCTCCTGCTGCATAGCCAACATGTACATTGGTAGACCCTGTTGTTAAAGCCCCACCAGCATTAGTACCTATACAAGTATTATAAGTACCCGTAGTAATAGCATCACCACATTGAGGACCGATACAAATATTGTGAGTTCCTGTAGTAATCAATCCACCAGCACTTTGACCAATACCGACATTATGAGTTCCTGTTGTTACTGTTGTTAAAGCACCATGACCAAAGGCATCATTTGTATTACCTGTTGTACATGCACCTAAAGCAGCATAACCAATAGCATTATTAGCTCCTCCTGTGGTTAGTGCATCTAAAGCATAATCACCAACTGCCACAGTATTGGATGCTGTCGTCAAAGCATATAAAGCCTGTAACCCCACAGCCGTATTGCCAGCCCCCGTTGTACAAACTGGTAGGGCATGTTCTCCTACA